AGATGCTAAGGTTGAGAAGCTAGCTCCGCAAATTCCTCCCGATTTATTCCGCGAAATCGGCGAAATAGACAACATGTTTGAAGAAGCCAGTGGCATCGTCAATGTTTTGCAGGGTCGTGGCGAATCAGGCGTGAGGTCGTCAGGTCATGCTTCCCAGCTTGCCCGTCTTGGCTCCAGCCGTGCCAAGAAACGTGCCCTCGTCATTGAAGACTCACTGGAAAAAATGGCGACTTTGTACTTGCGCTGTATGCAAGAGTACGATGACACGCACTACGTTGATGACAACGGTAATCCGTTTATCGCAGCACAATTCACCAACGACTACGTTGTGAAAGTGGACGCTCACTCCAATAGCCCGATCTTCATGGAAGACCTGCGTACTCTGGCTTTTAGCCTATTCAACGCACAGGTTATTGACAAAGAGTCCCTGCTAGACATGGTTGACCCGCCCATGAAGCAGACCCTTAAAGACCGTCTCAAGAAGATGGAAGAGAAGCAAATGATCGAAAAGGCATTGGCTCCTCAACCAGAAGGCAGACCTCAACTTAAACAGGTGGGATGATGGCACAAGCACCCGGAACTTCGACTATGACCGCCCCCAAAGCTGACCAGCCACGGGTGGAAACGCGACAGTTGACCAAAGGCGAAGCAAGTCCTAACTTGACAATGCGTCAAACTGGGTTTAAAACCTACACTGGGCGTAGTCAACGTGACTACAACCGTCGATAAGGAGCCATCATGTACGGACGTAAGATGAAACGTAGTCGCAAGACTCGTCGTTAAAAAACTGTCTGCAAAGGGCTGACATAAAATGCCCTTTACAGATTTTCAGGAGTAGTTATGAGTGTGCCAGCAGACAAGTTGATGGAGTTGATGCGGGGAACCCGTTCCGCAGGTGCTGCAATGCCTGCACAGACCCCTGCTGTCGGTGAGCCTGGAGCGCCGCTGTCTCCTGCTGATAACGAAATCCCTCCCATTGCCGCGCCCATGTCTACCCCCGAACCCAAGATGGGCAGTCGGGAAGCCGCGATGATTAACATCAGCATGGCTATGGACTTGCTGGAACAATCTCTTCCCGCTCTCGGCCCTGAGTCGGCAGAGGCGCAGAAGGCAATGACTGCCATCCGCTCCCTCACAGAAGTACTTGGCCCACGTAAAGGTCAGGTCAACGAACTACAGCAGTCTGAAATTCTTCAGATGCTGCAATCTCTCCCTCAAGCCGGTGGTGCAACGCCTGAAGGGAAAGCTCTAGCACAAGCACCCGTCCCCGGTATGCCCCCGCCTGCTGGCGGTATGCCGCAACCCACCCAAATGTAAGGAGTCCAAGATGGAACTTTTTAAACCCCGTGGCAACGCCGCTCCGCGCCGTCCCACTGACAACAACCAGCAAAACGGTGTTGTCACCAACACCCCCCGTTACTCTGAACTCGGCGGTCTGACTGGCCCGAACAAGGTTGGCAAGTCCAGCATGGCAGTCAAGAAGCCTGGGGATGGCAAGCGGGTCATCTAATTTAAGCAAGAGGGTACATCATGTCACTAGAAAATCTTTCTCCAGAAGCACGAGACGAGTTGGCTGCACTGGCTCAGCGCCTTGCAGACAACCCCGAAACTCGTAAAGACTTCCTTCGCATGACGAAGCGAGTCAATCCTGACCTTCCTATTCCCGAGCTTGATATCGAAGACAAGACGAACTCTGCTTTGAATCAGATGCGGAAGGAAAACGAATCTATCCGAGCAAAGCTCCAAGCTAAAGAGGCGCAGGAGATGCTGGATAAACGTCGTCAGTCTCTGGTGAAAAAAGGTCTAGTTGATAGTGAAGACGAGATTGATGCTGTAGAGAAACTCATGTTGGAAAAGAAAATCGCCGACCATGAGACTGCGGCACAGTATCACCAGTGGATGAAGCAAGCAGCAGTTCCGACTCCTTCCGGCTATCAACCTTCAGCCGTCAAATCTTTTGACCTGAACAAGTTCTGGAAGAACCCCGGTGTTGCCGCTCGTGAAGAAGCGGTGAAAGCACTCAATGAGCTGCGTAAACCTATGCGGCCTATTGGTTTGTAAAAGAGGGTATTTTTTCATAGGAGAGAACCATGCCTATTGGTGGCGGTATTCTTCCAGCAACAGGGTCGAGTCAGTTCAATGAATTGACTTACGTCACTCGGCGTGCGTTTATCCCTAAGCTGGTTGTTCAACTTTACAACTCGACTCCGCTGATGGCGGCTCTGATTGCTAACAGTCAGCAAGCTAGCGGTGGTGTGTCGTCCGTGACTGTGCCCGTCCAGGGCGCTCAGTTCGTGAACGCACAATGGTCAGACTACAGCGGCTCGTTCGCTCAACCGTCTGTCCAGCAGGGCGCTTACAACGCTGAGTATGACCTCAAGCTGATGATTTCTCCTGTGCCGTTCCTCGGCATGGAGGGCGCAGTTCAGCAAGACGCTGCCATCATTCCTTTGATCGAGGCTCGCATGAACGATGCGACCAACGTCATGATGGATGCAATGGCTACGGCCCTGTACAACAACTCGACTAACACGCAGCAGTTCATCGGTTTGCCTGCTTCTGTGAGCGCCTCTGGCACTTACGGAAACATTGACCGCTCGACTTATAGCTGGTGGCGGTCAAAAGCGTACTCGGCAGGTTCCGTCAACCCGACTCGTCAGAACATCCTGCAATACATCTCCGGTACTGTGAAAAACGGTGCTGAGATGCCTTCGTTTGGTGTCTGCGGTTTTGGTACTTGGACTCTGCTGGCTCAAGACTTTGTTGGTCAAGAGCAGTACGTCATCACCCCTGGCTCCGGCTTTGATGGTGACCCCAACGGCCCACAGGCTGCATTCCGCGCCCTGATGGTTGCTGGTGTGCCTATCTATCCTGACCCGTACTGCCCAGAAGGTACGGTGTACTTCCTGAACACCAACTACCTGTCGCTCTACATCCATGAGCAGGGTTCGTTCGTGTTCACGGGCTTTGAGTCCACCCTCCCCAACTGGCAAATCGGTTATGTTGGCGCTGTTCTGATGATTGCAGAACTCGTTAACGTCAAACCGAAATCCATGTCTGTGGTCAGCGGCTACAACTACCTCTCGCTGTAAGGAGTAGAAAATGTCTCTGTCTACAAACAAAATCATCTTGTCGAACGCAACCACCAACACGGCTGGTGCGTATTTCCTGACGACCACTGTTACCGCAGTCAACACCGGCAACGGCACTGTGATTCCGGCTGGCGTGTACCTGATGTTCCCGCAAGCGAACACCAGCGTTATCGCCTACAACGGAAGCGCAAACGCTACGCTGGTTGCTGCCAACACTGGTGGCGTCATCATGAGCGATGGCGTGAACGTGTATGCCAAGTCCACTGCGGCTAGCGATACCGTGACTCTGCTGGCTACCAATGGTGGTCTGAGCGCGTCCGGCACGTACAACACCTGATAGGAGTCGGTAATGAACGCGAATCATGTAGGCGCTCTGTACCCTGACCAGTTTGGCAACTTTGTCGTTGCACAGGCAACCGGCCCGATTTACCTCGGCGCTACTGGCAATGCTGTTGCTACTCTGGCTCAGAACAACAATAGCAGCTTCATCGTTCGCCGCATTACCGTAGCCAACGCAACTGGTAGTGTTGCTGCTGCAAACGTGACGATTCTCACCACTAGTGATGGGAATACGAGCAATGCAGTAAGCAACGCAGCCACCTTGACTACCGTTACCGGAGCCACGAAATTCCAAGACCTGCCGCTTTCAACTGGCGCAGCGTCTACGGTCTACTCTGGCTCTCTGTACGTGTATGTTGGCACAGCAGCCGCAGCAAATAATGCGGTTGACATCACGGTTTACGGTGACGTTGTGACGCTATGACAGACCTCGTTTATGTGACCAATCGTAGTGATAAGGCATTGACTTTTGTCTATGCCTACAAGAACTACGAGCTTCCAGTGGGCAAGTCAGTCCAAATTCCGCTTAAAGCGGCAAAGGAAGTATTTGGTCATGGCGATGGCAACAAGGAACCGTATCTGGCTTACTTGGGCTGGATACGGCTCCATTCTGATTTAGAACAAGGACTAGAGAGGCTTGCTCAGTTCATCATCTCTGATGAGCCTCTTATCGAAGAGAACCGCTCGTTACCCTCGGCGGTCGGTGTAGTACCCCTGCATGTTGAAAAACGTGCCGGGGGAAGCACTCGCCAGCGGGTTGCGTAAAAAAATGGAACGTAGATGGCTACTCTTGCTTCCTACCTTACGGAAGTCCGTAGGCTCTTGCATGATGCCAACGGTGTCTTCTGGTCAGACAATGAACTGACAGACGACATTAACGCTGCAAGAGAACGCACGGTAAGAGACACTGGCTGTCTACGTAATCTACAAATCACTTCTACCCCGCTGTCTTCTACGGGAGTGGCGGCAGTAAACTGGGCAGAAGGTCTAGCTGTAAGCACAGGTCAATTTGTCTTCAGCAACATTTTCATTTACCAAGTCACTAATGGCGGTGTTCTTGGCACTACTTCCCCTCCTTACCCGAGTGGGAACAACGTCTACCCGCCTTCCACTGCGTTTGCAGACGGAACCGCCACTCTTCAGTACGACAGTCCCTGCGAAATAATCAGCCTGTCTGCTCTTCCTGGCGGTACGCAGACGCTAGACGTTCTCAACGTCAACATTTTTTGGGGAAATAGCCGCATCCCTCTGCGCTACTTGCCTTGGTCAAACTTCAACGCTCAGTTGCGCTATTGGCAAAACTACGTTGGCAGACCCGTGTGTTTCAGCATGTACGGTCAGGGACAAATCTACATCGGACCAGTGCCTGACCAAGCCTACCCATGCGAAATTGACACGGTGATTCTTCCTCAGCCGCTGTCTCTGTCTGCTACTACTCAGGTAGATGAGATTGTGGACCCCTACACAACTCCTGTAGCTTTCTATGCTGCGTACAAAGCCAAGTACAAAGAGCAGAGCTATGGTGAGGCTGAGATTTACAAGCAGGAATACGCCAAGAACGTACAGGCTGCTTTGAACAGCACGTACACCCGCCGCATCCCAGACCCCTACTCTAATCCGTACTAATCATGGCAGCAGCAGAGCAAAAGAAGTCCTATGCTGTCATCAAGAATTTCAAGGGTCTAAACACAAAGGCCAACAGGACAGCAATCGACGAGGCAGAGTTCTCGTGGATTGAGAATGCCATGCCTATTGGTTTTGGCAACATCAAGATTGTCAAAGCCCAGACCAAAATTACAACTGGCGGTGGCGCAAACATTGTTGCCGCTAACACTGTCACAGCACTAGATTCTGCCAACCTTAATGGCGGTGACTACTTGCTTGCTTTTGAAGACAATGGCAAAGCAGAGTACGTCAACATTACTAGCAGCACATCCGGCAACATTGCTGTTGCTGGCACATTCTCAAACTCAGGCGTTACTACTGCTCAGTACAACGATGAGCGCATCATCATTGGCGACCCGAGCAAAGGACTGTTCAACTGGGATGGAGCCAATCTTGTAAGCATCGGTTCTGTAGGCACTATCGGCATCACCAACCCAGGCTCAGGCTACGTCAGCGCACCTGCCGTCACAATCTCTGCGCCTAACGATGCCAACGGTGTGCAGGCTACAGCAGTGTCCACCATCAGCACAGGCTCTGGTGGTATTGCAAGTGTTGACGTAACTGCGGCAGGCTCAGGCTACACCTTTGTTCCTGGTGTCACTATCGGCCCTCCTGACCAAACGGGCGGTACACAAGCACAGGCATTTGCCACGATTGCCAGCGGTGCTGTTGTTGCGGTCACTGTCACCAACTCTGGCAGTGGCTACACAACTGCACCTAGCGTAACCTTCTCGTCTGGTGCTGCCACGGCAAACGCAGTCATCGCTACAGGTCAGGTCAACAGCATTACGCTGACAAACGCTGGTACTGGCTACACAGCAAGTCCAACTGTCACGATAGCAGCGCCTCCTAGCGGCACAAATGCCACTGCTATTGCTAGCTTTAACACGTTTAGAACAGGCACGGTTGCCGTAACCATCACCAACGGTGGGTCTGGTTACATCAACGCAGCCAACACTGTTGTCACTATTTCCGGCGCTGGCTCAAACGCAGCAGGTACTGCCATCATTTCTGGCGGTCAGGTCACCCAGGTCATCATGACCAATCCTGGCAGCGGATACTTGGCAAACACGGCTGTCGCCATCACAGGTGGTGGAGCTACAAACGCAGCTACTGCCGTAGCATCTGTAAACCTCAACGACATAGTAGACGTAGCTACGTTCTCAGGCCGCGTATGGGTGGCGGCAGGGCGTACTGTCTTTTATACCGCTGCTGGCTCTTACAGCGATTTCACAAGCGTTAGCGCCGGAAGCTTTACGCTTACAGACTCAACGCTGCATGGCAACATCCGTGCGATTGTGTCTGCCAACAACTTCCTCTACATTTTTGGTGACGACAGCATCAACGTCTTCTCTGACCTTCGTGTTACTAGTACTGGCAGTACGTTGTTCACGAACACCAACGTCAGTGCTAGCGTAGGTACTAGACGTATCAAAGCCATCTTCCCGTACTTCCGCTCTGTCTTGTTTATGAACGACTACGGGGTGTATGCCCTAGTTGGATCAACCACAAGCAAGTTGTCAGACCCGCTAGACGGCATCTTCACAAGCATTGATTTCTCTTTGCCGGTCACAGGTGGTCAGGTTCTGCTCAACAACATTCTGTGTGCAGCCTTCAACTTCACCTACGCCC